CGCCGCCCCTACCTCGTCACGAATGAGGCTCTTGATATGCACCCAGTCGTCGGTGGTCAGCACCCCGGCGGCTGCCACAATCGCCTCATTCGCCATGCGTCACCCCTACTCCGCCAGTTCCCGCCGGATGAGTACGATCACCGCCCGCACCACCAGCTTCAGCACCGCATTGCGCCCGGCTGCCGTCAGCGTGTCCCAGTTCGTGTATCCGTCTCGCAGATCGCCCAAAATGGTTTTCAGCTTACGCGCCGCGTCCGCCACGTCCGCCGTCTCAACCGCTTTATTCTGGATGATGATTTTCGTTGCCATCGTCACACCGCCTCAATCGTCACATACCCGACTTCCAACCCGCCCTTACGCTCCACCCGCACCCGGTATACCCCCACCACCGGCGCGCCGAACTCCAACTCACACTTCCCTGTCACCACTGGCGCATCCGTCGGCGTATCATCCATCACGCCGTTGTAGTCCACATAATATTGAACCACCGAATCCCCCGCGATTCGGACATCTGTCACCGCAATAATCGCCACATCCGCCCCGCCCGCCGTCACTCGGATTTTATCGGTCGTCATCACCAGCGCCGTGCTCACCGCCGCCTCCACCGCGCCCCAGTCCGCCGGAGCATCCGCCACCGTGAAATGCGCCAGCGTCCCATACGACCCCCGGCTCAGCCCGCAAAACGTCGGCCAATGCCCCCGCAGCCGCCCATCCAGCACCACCATATCCATCTCACCATTGATCGCCTTGCTCAGCATCACATCACCCATGTCACACCTCAATCGCCCAGAATTGCGGGTGCATATTTGCTGACGCCGTTCCCGCACCCATATAACACGTCAATGTGTTAGCCACATTGTTCGTTTTCCACTGCAATTTGACCGTGTGCGTCGCCACGCTCAATACACCCGTCACCACCACAAACGATACATTCCCGCTGTATGGATAGTAAAACAACACCAATCCATCATCCCCACCCAACCGCGCCCCATCCACATCCACATCCAGATACCCGCGATAGGTCGTTACGCCACCTGCCACCACCAGCGCCCCCACGAACCCGATCATCAGTCGCCCGCCGTTGGTCGCCACGCTGATCGTGAACTCGCTCCCCGCCCCATCCACATCCGTAAACGAGGTGCTAGTCGTCGTCACATTCGCCGCCGCATCTGAATTGCTCACCGTCCTCGGTCGGGTGAACAGATAATCCATGTTGTCCCGCACATTCGTGTTCAAATCCGTCGCATCCACCAGCACGCTGTTCGACCATGTTGCTGGCGTTGTCCATGTCGCTGTCATTTTGCCTCCCTATAACGCCGGGTATATGCTGCCCGGCTCGCTCCGTCCCGTCACCCCTAACTGCCAGTACGCGAACCGGTTCACCTGCTCCAGCGTCCACCGCGTCTCATGCCGCTGCAACTCGTCCCACAAATAATGCTCTTCCCGCACGATCACATAATCGCCCGTATGCCCCACCGCGCTCGATTGCACACGGATTGCGTCTCCCATCGTCAGCGCCAGCATAACCGTCTCGTATGCCGCGTTCACGTTTGTCATTCGGATCGTTTTGCACGTCCCGCGTGGCGTATACCGCCGCTGCAACTCCCATTCCGCCAGCGATGCCCCGAACGCCCGATCACTGACGATCTGCGAATCCACCAGATACTCGCGCTCTCCGTATGTGGTTTTACTCAGGTTGTCCTCGCTGGTGAATTCCTCACTGTTATTCTGGCTCACCGTCTGCCCGCGCTGGATGATCTTCCCCACCGTCGCGCTCACAATTTTGCTGCTGTTTGTCACCGTCAACACCGCGCTCTGCGCCTGCGCCTGCACACTGATCGTCGCCGCGCCACTCGTCACCGCGAAATCAGCCCCCGCCGGCGCGCTGACCGCCCTTGCGCTTACCCGGTTCTCCGCCGCCAACGCCGCCGCCGTAAATGGCACACGCACCGTCCGCGTCTCCCCCGCCTGCAAATTCAACGGCGTAGCCAGCTGCCACAGCACATCCGTCGCCACCGATGACCGCGTGCGCGGATACACCCGCACCCTCACGATATTGCTTAAATCCTCGCCATATCGGTAATTCAGTATCTGCCATTGGTTCACCACCGTCATCTGGATCGCATTGATTCCGCCGCTATCCGGCTCACTGTACAACTGCTGGATACGATCTCGCGACCAAAACACCGCCCGCCCCAACCGATCAAAATAGAATTTCCCGCGCTCGGCCTCCGCCACCAGCTTGATCGTCGCCATCACCGACGGGTCTTTCGGCAGATAATCGCCCACGTATGGCAACAAATCGCTCGTCGTATCCAGCACCGACACCTGAGAAAATGCCCCCGGTATCGTGCTAACCCCTAGCACGCTCGCTCCCGCCACTCCCAGAATCCATACCCCTACCGTCGGCGGCAGCTGCACCTGCGTCAAAATCGTCTCAATCGCGCTCGTCGCCGTCACATTCTCCAGCAGCGCAATATTGGCGATCTGCCGATCCAGAAACCACCGTCCGCTATTGCACGTCACCACGCATGACGACTCGCTGATCGTGCTGGCCTCCGGTGTGATGAACTGCACCCACCCCGTGAAATGCGTCCGCGTCACGCTTTCATGCACGCTCGTCACCTGCACCCGCCGCTGCGGCTGCAAACTCCCGTACAGCGCCCCGCTCGCATTCTCCGGCGAGAACAACCCGTTCTCGTTCCGCAGGTTGATCGTTATCACCTCATCGCCCAGCGTCTCGTCATAGCTATTTAGCCCCAACGACCACCGGCACGCCGTCACCCACTGCGTCACATCCTCATACGCCCCATCAAACGCGCCATCGTTGTTCCAGTCAATGCAAATCGCCCAGCTCGCCCAACTCGCATCCCCGCCATCCGTCAACACATACGTCATCGCATCCTCGTCGTTCTCTCCTCTCTGTTACTACGGAGAGGGGTGAGGTTCTTCTCTAGGGGTGGGGACTACGGCATAATCGCCTGCGAGATGCCCAGCACACGTAGGTTAAATTCAATCACCCCGCTGCTGCGCTCTCCCATCCCGCTCACAAATCCCGGCGCAAACGTCTCCGGCACGTAATAACTCATCGGTGTGCTTTCCCCGTGCACCATCGCCCGAAATTCAATCGTATGTTCCTGATACAACCCCGCCTCGCGCAGCACATCGGTCAAATCCATGCTCACATCCAGCGCCGCATTATCCGTGCTGCGCGGGTTCCAAGGCCCGCCATAGGCCGCCGTCACATCCACCCCATTCACCAGCAGCCGCAGCCCCTTCGGATGATGATCCCCCTCGCGCACCGCAAACGTATTCTCCGCCACCCACCGCCTGCCGTCCTGCTGCGAAATCACGATCGAATTCGTGCTCAATGGCCGCGTTTTCCACCTCGCCACCACCCGCACCACATCCGTCACCGCTTCGTCAAATTGGATTTTGAACTGCGCCCGCTTCCAATATCCCGCCTTCACCCCGTAACAAACCGTGTCCGTCCAAGTGTTCTCGCTCCAGTACGGGAACGTCTGCACCGCCACGTTCCGCACATCCACCGCCTCCAGCGCCCCCACCACCCGCTGCGCTGCATCCATCTGCCGCTTATCCGTCGTGCTCAGCTCTAAATCCGTCGTCACCCCGCCCATGCCCACGCGCTCGGTCACGCTCATCACCCAGAACACGTCGTCAATATCCGCCGTCCGCACCACCAGCTCGTCCCGCCATATCTCCCCGATATAGCGCACCCGCACCCTATCCCCCGCCTGCAACCCTACTTGCGCCCGTGCGCTCAGCTTATACGTCCGCGCCTCAACCGCGTTCCGTTCCAACCACGCCGCCGCTGCATCGTATAACGCATTCGCCGCCAGCGTTTTCGCCGCCGTATTGTTCGCCACTGGCCCGATCTCTTTGAACGTCACATAACGCTCGATCACGCCATACGCCGCCACGCTCTCCGCATCCTCCAGATAGTATTCCGTCGCGCCGTTCTCCAGCACGCTCTGGATCACATACGGATTCGTCCGCGTACTCCCCCCCAGCGTCAGCGCCGCCGCACCCTCACCCGTCCCCAAGGGCCTCACGCGGTTCGCCACCGCTTCTGTGCTGGCCGTCTCCGTCATGCGTTCGATCAATATCAAATCCCGCTGCCCGTACATCTCCCTCGCAACCAGCGGCACATTCGTCACGATCCCATCCGCCACCGCCCCGAATGCACCAATCGCCACGCTTTTCCACGCTGCACCGTCCCGCAGGTGTATCCCGCGTTCCTCGCACATCCGTATCAACGCCTTCAGCACACTCGCCCCGGCGAACCGCACCGTTTGCAGACCCAACCCGCCCTCAACCTCAACATCCCACCCGGCGATTGCCGCCAACTCCGCCGCAATCACCCACATTTCCTCATTCGTATATACCCGGTTGCGCCCCACCGTCCGCCGCGTCAGCGCATCCAGCGCCCCCCGCGCCTCCACCCGCACCCTATCCCCCGCCGCCCCGCTATATTCCATCCGGCGGATAATCCCGCGCCCGATCTCGCGTGTGTTCCCGTCCTGCTCCACCCACACCCGCACCCAGCGCTCATTCGCGCACAATTCCAGCGCCCGACCATCCCCGCCAGCAAATGCCAACGACAATCCGCCCGCCTCATCCAGCGCTCGCGTCACCGTCGCCTCTAGCAGCGCCACCGGCCCCGCGCCCAACCGCGTCACCCCGTCCGCCGCATACACATCCGCCCACAACCGCATTTATGTACCACCCCACACACCATAGCGGCTAATTGCAATATTTTTTGCAGTCGCCGTCGTCGTGATCGCCAGCACACACGCGCCCAACTCCGTGCTGCTCACGGGCAAATTCGTGGTCACAGCCACCTCCGGTCCATCGTTCACGCTGAAATATGCCGCGCTCACGCCCGGAACCGTCCGCACCCGCAGCACATACCGCGTACTCGCCGCAATCGCCCCCACCGTCGCGCTCACTGTCTGCGCTGCACCCGTGCTGACCACGCCCACCCAGCCCGCATCTCCCGCCACTGTCGAATACCGGAACGCCGCCGCACTCGTCAACAGCGTATCCACATTCGTCGGCGTGGCCGCAAACACCCCAACCCACAGCCGTAAATTCGTGATGTCCGATCCCGTCCGCAACACGCATTCAAACACCGGACTATGTGCCAGCCGCGTCAGGTTATAGCTGCTTGTCCGTCTCCCGCCAAACGTCCCCGCCGTCGCCGCAATCGCCTGATTCACATACGTATCATCCGCATCGTTGGAGGCCGTCACTGCCCCCGCGCCGCCCAGCGTCCCCGCCGCGATGCCCACGCTCGCCCACGTTGCCGCCGCCGCCCGTTCATACCACCCGTTCCCGCCACGCCCCACCAACCTCGGCGCACTCACCGCCGCCAGATGCTCCACCCAGTTTGTGCCGTTATAAACTAGCGTCATCTGCTGATCGGCCAGCCCCAGATACCGATACCCGCCCGGCTGCACCAACCGGATATTCCCCGTTCCTGCCACGCCATCGCGCACCCGCACCACCCGCGCCGCGCTCGCCCCGCTGATCGTCAACACATCCCCCGCCGTGCCGCCGCTGATCGTATCCAGATCGTCACTCGCCGCGCTCGCCTCAGTGTCCACCGTGTGCCGCGTCCGCGTCCGCGTCACTGCCCCGCTGCTGATCGTCAGCGCCGCGCTCGCACCCCACGTCGTATACGTGCTCAATGGCATCAGCGCCGCCACCCACGCCGTCCCACTGTAGATCAACATGCAATACAGCGCCGTGTTGTTTAGCACCATGTCCGCGCCCGTCGCCGTGCTGATATTCCCCGTGCCGTGTTTCACCGTCACCACCCGCGCCGCATTCGCGCACCGCAGGTACATAATCCGCCCCGCCGCGCCGTTGTTGATCGTATCCATATCATCACTGGCCGCGCTCGCCTCAGTGTCCGCCGTCACATGACTCTTCGTCGGCGTGATCGCCCCACCGCTGATCGTCAACGCTTCCGCGCTGCCTATCGAGATGCGATCAAACGCCTGCACCCCGTTCAGCGTATCCTCCACCGCGCTTTTCAGGTTCGCAATAGGCGTAGTCACGTCTACCGCATCAATCCCCTGCCCATCCACAATCCCGCTTACGTTTACGCTGATCGTCGTCATCTGCCGCGCTCCCCGTTGATCGAAATGCTGATATGCCGTCTATTTGCAAACGGCTCTACCGCATCTACCCTGATATACCCCTCATCTAGCAGCCGCTGAAGCTGCCCGATCTGCACGCGCTCCCACGTCACATCACCGCATACCCGCTGCATCAAATCGAGCAGATGGGTATATTTCTCAGCGTTCGGCAACCACTTGCCATCCACCTTAATCACTACGTCCCCCGCCTGAAATTGCATGTCTTTTCCCCCTCCCTATCGCTATGGGGAGGGGTCGGGGGTGGGGACTTCTTCACACCCACCGCTCCAAATACCGCAGATTCACCGCCGCCGCATCGCTCGCCTGCGAGAATTTAATCTCTATCGTGTTCGCCCCCGGCAGCAGCCGCAGCCACCCCGCGCTCGCGCTGAACTGCGTCCCGTATACCCCCACATCGTTCAGCCGCACATCCCGCCGCCGGCTATCAATCACCAGATTGCTGCCCGCGCTCACCGTCCCCGCGTACCGCACCTCGTCCTCAACCGCCCCGTCCCGCACCCGTCGGATAATCACATCACCCGCACTCTGCCCCACATCCGGCCTCACGGTGGCCTGCAAATACGTGTACGCATTTCCGACATTCGTCAGCGTCGTCGTCGTGCTAACCCCACTCGCGCTCACCGGAGCGCCCCCGCCCCACTTCGCCCCGCCGCCCCATGTCGCCCCACCGCCCCACACCACGCTATTCCCCGATCCATACCAGAACGGATCGCTCGCCTGCCAGACGATCTTCATCCGCATCCGCCTGTCGGGCACAGCCTGCGCCGCATCCGCATGATTGATCGAATTCACCCGCACCCACGCCCACCGTTCGCTCTGGTTCGCGCTCGTCGGCTGCATATACAACCGCCCCACGCCCACATCTGCCATCCGCCGGAACGCATCCACATCCGTTGTTGCCGTCTCATACGCATGATGCAACCAGAACTCCGCCCGCACCGTCCCGATTTCGTTCAGCCCGCGCCCATCCCCCAGCACATCAAAACCGCCATCCGCACCCGGCATCCGCACCGTTTGCGTCACCAGATCGGCGAAATTGTCACTCGCATTAATCTGCGTATTCGGGAACGTGTACGTATACGTCCCCCGCACAAACCGCGTTAGCCTCATACCCCACCTCGCGCCGCCAGCAGGCTGCCAATGCGCCGCTCGAATGCATCTGCCGCCGCCCGTCCGCCCGCCGCATCATTCGCGTAAATCGTTAGCCCGCTGATGGATACCCCGCCCATCGCACCGTTCGGCACAATTGCCCCACTCTGCCCCGGTACGAATAGCTCCGGCCCCCGCTCCCCCACCACATACGGCTGCCCCCCGTTCACCGGCCCGCCATCCGCCCGCAGCTGCGAAAACGCAATACGCGCCATGAAATCATTCCCGCCCGCCGCTGCTAATGTCCGCTGCCATAGTTGATCGTTGCTCAATCCAGATGTTGCCTCCCGCGCCGTTTGCTTGCTGGCCTCAAAATTCTGGATCGCGGCGATGCCATCAATCAACCCTTTGATGAACGTAGCCACCGGTTGCAACAATCGCACAATCCCATCGGCCAACGCCTGTACATACGGCTGGATCGCAGTCCACACGTTTTGAATCGTCGTCACAAAATCACCAATTGTCTGAACTACGGTGCCAATAAAATCGTTGACCGCCGGTAGCCCGCTGGTGACAAACCAATCGTACACATCCTCCAGCACCGGACTGATGAAATCCCACACGCCACCGATGAAATCGAACAATCCCTGCACCGCCGGTAACACCGTGTTTTCAATAAATCGCTGTATCTCCGGCAGCGCCGTTGTCACAAACCAGTCATACACCGCCGCCAACGCCGGGCTGATCGTATCCCACACCCCCCCGATCCAGTTGAACAACCCCTGCACCGCTGGTAACACCGTGTTCGTTACATAATTGCCAATGGCCGGCAACGCATCATTTACGAACCAGTTGTACACCGCCTCCAGTGCAGGTCTGACCATCTCCCACACGCCCCCTAAAAATGCCCAGAATTTGCCGAGCAGCGGCATTACCTGTGTGTCTATAAAATCGCGTATCCCCCCGAAATTGGTCATGTATGCCGCGCCTAGTGCCACCACCGCTGCAATCACAATCCCGATGGGCGACGCGATCATTCCAATGGCCGTCCCCAACGCCGCAACCAGCGGCCCTACCAGCACCAGCGCCCCCGCCAGCATCACCAGCGTTTGTGTAACCTCCGGGTTTTGAGTCATCCACTCGGTCACGCGGTCAATCACGGGCATCAATTGGCTAATCAGATTGTTCAGCGTAGGCAGTAGTGCCGTGCCGATGGTGATCCCAACGCCATTAATGCCCGCATTCAATAAATCCCACTGTGCTGTAAAACTCTGATTCTGTATTTCCCGTGCCGCCGCTGTTGCTCCATCCAGCCCGTTGCTGAATGCCGCCAGCGCATCCACCGCGTTATCGCTGCCGAACGCCGTCACGCCGCGCAACGCCTCTACACTGCCCACTGCCCCCGCCATGTTGCTCTGAAACGTCGGCGATTGTGTGCTCAGTTTTTTGAATACGCCGACCAGTCCCAGATTGGCAATGGCCGCGCTGCCGCTTTCCAACCCCAACTCGCCCATCGCCTTCTTCATTTTCTCGTTCGGGTTCAATAGCGCCGTCATCATCGCGCCCAGCTGCGTCGCGCTCTGGCTCGTGCTAGTGCCCTGCGTTGTCAAATACGCCATCATCCCGCCCAGATCATCGAACGAGATGCCCAACGAACTCGCCAAACCTGTTACCTGCGGCAGCGCGCTCGCAAACTCATCCATCGAGCCAGTGCCTTTGCCAACCGTCTGCGTCAGCACATCGCTGGCGAACCCCGCTTGATCCGCGCTGAATCCGTAACTATTCATGATCGAGATCAGCGCACTCGTCGTCCCCGCCAGATCAGCATTACCCGCCTCACTGGTGGCCACCGATGCGTTCAAAATCGCCATGTGCGAACTCGCGTCCGCCACACCGCCCGCGATGTCATACATCGCATCCGCCACCGCCTGCGGCCCCGAACGCGCTTTCCGCCCGACATTCAAAATCTCTTTGCTCATCGCTGCCGTTTCGCTGCCCGTCATCCCCATCACAGCAGCCACATTCGTCATGCTCTCGTCAAAATCCGCCGCCGCTTTGACGCTCACTCCCAGCCCTGCCGCAATCGGCGCGGTTGCCAGAGTCATGGTTTTGCCCACGCCCTGTAATTTGCTGCCCAGCCCCGCCAGCCCGCTGTCAGCCGACTTAAGTTTGTTATCCCAATCGCTGGCATCCAGCGTCAGCAGCCCATACAAACTCGCAACCTGTGTCGCCATTCACGCACCTCTGCATAATTTTTGCACTCCCCACTCACCTCATTTTCCCCTCTCCCTACGGAGAGGGGTCGGGGGTGAGGTTCTTCTCCTATTCCTTCCCCTCCCTATCGCTATAGGGCAGGGGTCGGGGGTGGGGATTTTTCAGGGGGTGGGGACTCTTTACCGCTTCCGCCGCGCCCCCCACGCCTCAACCTCGCGGTTCGCGTTGTAGATCGCCAGCACATCCTCCGTGTCCTGCACGCTCATCCCGTCCACCTCTGCCGGCGTGATGTGCAGCAGCAGCGCCAGTTGCGCCCGTTCGATCCTATCCTCGTCCCCATCGTCCCACGCCACGCTGCCCGGAGACTTCACCGCCATTACATACGCCCCGCCTAGTTTGGGCTGTTTCGGGCCTCTGCCATCGCCTCGATCAACGGCTGAAATTTCACATCCAGCAGCCAATCCAACGACTCCGCTTTCCGCCAATCCAGCTCCGCCGGTGCATCCTCCGCCAACCACTCACGCGGCACGCTCACCAGCACCTCGCACAGCAACACCTCGCGCCGTTCCTCAATTGCATCCAGCCGCCCCAACGCCTCCGCCTTCGCCACCGTCAACGTCCGCAGCTCATCCGCCGTCAGATCAGGCCGCGCCGGGTTCTCCAGCAGCACGCCGATCTGCACCAGTTCTCCACTCACCTGCCGCCACTCTTTCGACCACCGCCGCGTCACGCGCCGAAAATCGAACTGCGGCTTATTCGCCTTTTCCGCCATTCACGCCCCCATGTTGGGTAACTTATCCGCTTCATTCCCCTCTCTCTACGGGGAGGGGGTGAATGCACAGGGGAATTTATACTTGTGCGCCATAGGCGTTCCCCTGTGCATTCAGGGGTGAGGTTCTTCTCAGGAGCGAGGGTTAAAACACATGCCCACCCTGAATCGTCCCCACCGGTGCAGCCGCCTGCTCGAACGACAACTCGAACGACATGCGCCCCTTGTCAATCGTCTGGCTCGGCCCACTTACGCTCGTCAGCACCATGCTCCCCTCATATTTCGGCTTGCCCGTGCTGTTGCCCTCCGGCCCCCAGATCACCACGCCCACCGTCCCCGGCACCAGCGCCGCCCGGTATCCGCTGAACGTGCTGCTGTCATACACCACCACGAACGACATCGTAGAATCCGTCAGCTTCGCCGCCTTCATCACATGCGTCGCACCCGCGCCCGCCGTGATGTCCTCGGTCGCCACGCTGATCTCATGGCTGATCTCATCCGTCCAATAGCCGCTCACGTTCACGCCGTTGAACGACAAATACGCATTGTTTCCGTTAGCTGTAGCCACTGTTGGCCTCCATGACCACTAAAAACTGATACCCCTCGTGATAGATCGCCTGCGCCCTGTCCACTCGCTCCACCAGATGCACCGCCCGGTCAGCCGTCACCGTGCTAATCGTCCACCCGCTCGGCTGCACCATCCCCAGCCGCCGATCTTGTGCCCCCGTATCGTTCAGCACATCGGCGATCTGCTCAGCCCCCGCCGCCGCCGCCGCGAACGTATCCGCCACGCATTTCACCGTCACCGTGTACCCCGCGTCGGCACGATCCCCGCGCACATTGCGCTCACCACCCGCCGCCACGAACCATACCGCGTATGGCCTCACCACCCCCGCTGGCGCAGCATCCGCATAGCACCGTTCGCCCCACACGCCCGCCCCATCCAGCGTCCCGCGTAGCGCCTCATACAGCGCCCGTACACTCATAGCAGCCCCCGCCGCCGCGCCACATCTGCCGCCATCTCCCCGAACAACCGCCTGCCCCACTGGTCGAACACCGGCGCGATAAATGGCCGCGCTCCCATGTTCTCCGTCCCCTCTTCCAGATACAGCCCGTATTCAACCCCGTCCTGTATCCAGTATTCGCCCTCGCGTTGCTTCTGCACGTTCATCGAAGCCCGCAGCGCCCCCGTATCCACGTTTGGCGGATACCCATCCACACTCGCCACATGCACCACGCCCCCGCGCTCATAACTCCGCCCCGCTGGTGATGTGTTGAACGACAGCAATATATCCCCTAGCATCCCCGCGCCCGCGCTCCGCAATATCTCATCCACCAGCTCCGGATTCTGCGCGATCAGCAGCTTTAGCTTGCTGTCTATCCGCACGTTCTTACTCATGCACCCTCACAATCACCGCGCTGGCAAACACCGCATCCGTATGCCCATCCAGCACCGCCACGATCCGGTACACCGCCCCCCCCACCGTCACCCGCTGGTTCACACCTAGCGCCGTCCCGATAGGCACGACCATCCGCAGCCGTTCTATCATCGCCACTTGGCTGCCGATCTCCGTCGTGTCACTGCCACTCATGCGCGTTTCGGTGATAATCCGGCACGCCACGCCGCTCGCGCTCAACCGCCACGTATGCGCTGCCGTCCCATATTGATCTGTGGCGATCACCTCATCCTCGATCACACACACCTCACTCAAGAACCGCATCGCCACCTGCTGCACCCGCGCCAGCCCCCGAATCACCATTCCTCCGGCGCTCCCGTCTGCCCGCTATCGCTCCGGTACACCGCTTTCGCCACCCCGCGCACCGCCCCGATCCCGAATGCCCGCCGCTTCTCGCTCAACAACTCGCGCAGGCTGCTCACGCTCCGGCTGCTATCCACCCGCAGCCAATCCGCCTGAAAATCCCCGTCTGCGCTCAACCGTGCGATCAGGTTTTGCAGCAACATAATCACCGCCTGCTGCCATCCTCCCGCCTCGTCAATCGCAAACGTGATCTCCGCATCCGTGAATAGCGCAGCCGCTTCCACCGTGTCCCCCACATGGAATCGCGCCCGTGTTACATCCGTTGGCGTTCCCGGCGTATACGTAAACGTCATCGCTCACTCCTCGATCAACAGCGTCGCCACCACGCTGCCCGTGTCACTCTGGGCAACGCTCACCGTCACATACCCGCACACCGGCGCTTCGTCATACCCGCCCGTGATCGCGCTCCCCGTGTCCGTGTCGGTCTGCACACGCGGATAAAACCACGCATCCGTGTTCGCATTCGTCACCGTCAGCAGCGTCTGCGCCGGGCTGCCCGCCGTGATCGTCACATCGCACGTCCCCGCTTGCGCCGTGTAATCCAAATGTACCGCGTGCAGCGTCCCGTACACCGGCACGGTCGTCGTCCCGCTGCCCGTCGCGCTCCCCGCCGTCCCCGTCACCGCCACCGTCACCGTATGCTGTTCCATCGTCCCCCCGTTCAAAAAAGCCGCCCGACTAACCAGCCGGACGGCTCTTTCTCGCTGCTACGCAAACGTCACGTTGACGTTTACCCCGCTGGCGTACCATTTTCCGTTGTACGCCACCACGCTGAAGCGGTCGCCTACCGCGCCGCCGAACGTCCCCACATCTGCCCCACTCCCCGCGCCGTTCAGTCCGCTGGCGATGGTCACAGTATGCGCGTTCGCAGTTAGCGCGATCACCGTTAGCTCGTTCCCGTCGTCTGTGGATGCTGTCGGGGCGGCCAGCGTCATCGCCGCCACTCCCGCTTTCGTCAGCACCACATACCCGCTTTTGATCGAGATCGCCCCGTTCGCGGCTGCCGGCAGCACCGTGCGCTGCACGCCTCCGGTCAGGTTGCCCACCACATCCCCGGTCACGTTCCCCACCACATCCGCCGTCACCCCGTTAGGAAAAGCCGTGCTGCCCATCGTCCCCCCTAGCTCGGATTATGGCCGTACACCCAGCGCCAGTCATCGCAACCGAACGAGTAATGCAGCTTCAGTTCATAGACGACTTCGGTGGTCGTCTCATGAGTCATCATCACCTGCACCGCCTCGCGGTTGTACCAGTTCACCACTTCCGAGCGCCATGTGTCGTCAATCATGAACCACGCATTGGTATCGCTCAGCCGCTGCCACGAAATCACGCTGAATCGCCCCGCCTGCGGGTTGATCGCGTTGTTCGCGCTGGCGGGGTCGAGAGCACTGTTGGCAATCTCCAGCGCAGTGTCTTCCAGTTCCGGCGGCACCAACAACACATTCGGCATCAGACCGATTTCGTTGCCCTTGTCGTCCGCAAAACGCATCATCGCAATGCGGGTCGCGCTCACGCCCGCCTTGCTCAGCGCGGTTGTCCCCTTGTTCGAGTACGTCCCCGCGCTCTTGTTCGGCGATTTCGGATGGTCAGTCGCGCACAGCGCCTTGCCATCGCTCCATGTCGCACCGGTAAACGCCGCGTTGAACAACCCCGCCGCGTCAATCTCCATTTTCTGCTCGGCGCTAATGCCCGCACGCCGCACAATGTCCCCGATGCGCCCGTACTGATCGTTCAGCAGCAGCCGCTTCTCGATAACCAACTCCACCGGGTACTCAACGTGAGTGTACGACTGGGTGTACAGCTGATCGAGATCGAGGCGACCCTTTTTGCCGCCCTTCTTGTACTGGTTCCACGCATCCGGCGACATGCCGCCCATGCCCGAACCCTTTTCCTCGGCGATCGTGCTGCCGCGCACGCTGAACAAGCGCCCGCGCAGACTCGGCACACGGCTTTGTCCCACCTCGAAATGGTGGTAAATGATCGGTGTCAACAGACTATCAAATTGTTCTTGGCGAAGCATCGTATATCCTCCCTATCGCCTAGTTCGTCCAATGCTCGCCGTGATTAATCATCACCAGCGTCCATTCGTCAGCGGTACTATCGGCCACCACCTGCACATCTGCATTGCTGCTGGTGGTCACGCTCATCGCCCCCGCGCTGCCGGTGATGTCCAGCGTCGCGCCAATCGCCCGTGCGCTCGCGTCGTACACCGCGTACACCGCATCCGCATCGGTAATCACCTCGACCTGCGTCGTGCTGGCGGTGCCGCTCGTGGTGTTCAGCACCACGCCCACCAGCGCCCCATCGTTGGTCGCCGCCAGATCAATCTCGCCGCTTTCCAGATTCACCAGATCGCCCTTGTACAGGGTCTCAGTGTCTTTGAAGGTCAGTTTCTGAATCGTCGGCTGCCCGCCGCTCAGGCGGTACATAAACCGGAATCCGGCTGTCACATCAACTACTGCCATTGTCGTTCTCTCCAATCACGTTGTTGTAGGCTACCCGTCCGCCGAAGCCTCCGGGCAGCGTTTGCGATTGGCATCTCGCCATCCGTCTACCTAGCCCTCGCGGGCCGCTTTGGCCTTCGCGCTGATATACTGCTCATCCGTCATGCCGAATCGGCGTGCCGCTGCGCGTTCATCCTCGCTCAGGCTGACAGTTTTCCGACCTGCCGCACCCGCCCCCGCATCCAGATCGGGCGCGATCTTGGCCGTTAGTCGCTGCCAGTTTGCATCCAACCACGTCGCCAGCTTTTCCGGTGCATAGTCCCCCGGAACCAGCGCGCGCAAGTCCTCCCGAACCTGCCCGATGCGCGCTTCGTTGCTGGCGCGAATGATGCCCTCCAGTGTTTTCGCCCTGTCCTCGAACGGCTTCAGGCTCTCCACCTCTGCCGCCCGCTGCCGGGCCAGTTCCTCATAATTGCCCTGCTCGGCCAGCCGCTTCTGTTGCGCCTCGCCCAGCCCTTTGATCGTCGTTTCCAACTCGTTCAGCCGATGCCGCCGCGACGCGCTCTCTTTGTTCACATCGCTCAGCCGCGCCTCCAGGTCAGCAAACCGCTTCTGCGCCCACTCCGGCAGCCCGCTTAAATCATTCTGCGTGCCACCCTCAGCCGCTGGCATCCCGCCCGCAGCCTGCGTATCATCCGTCATTAGCTCACGCCCCCCTGCTCCATCCACCTATTCTCACTCTACCACCCTGTCAAGTGTCACCCCTCAGTTCCCCATCCCCATTGCGATGGGGATGGGGCTAGGGGGTGGGGACTTCACCCCTCCATCACCTCGCGCAGCGTCTTTTCGCGTGCCATATCCCCGTACACCGGGTCGCTATATGTCCCCACGAAATCCCGCAGCGTCGCCCGCCCACTCTGTAACATCTCCAGCGCGCCCGGCCCCGCCATCGCCAACTGGTTCTCTTCTGGCAGCGCCGCGAACCACGCCTCTCCCCCCTGCACCTGCCGATCCACCCCGCGCAGCACCGGCACACCGATGCACCGCCCGTTATGATGGTCAATCACCGCCGCACCAATCGGCAACCGCGTCCCGTGCAGCGCCACACACGCCAAACACGTCCGCGCGTCCAAACTCGCCACCCGCACCTGATACCCCAGAATGTCCGCGTTCGCATTCTGGTACACCTGCGATCCGCGCCTGTAGCTGTGGATATACAATGTCCGCATCATCGTGTTCGCCTGTGCTGCCGGCAGCCCCTCCGTCGCGTTCGTCACCGCCGCTGCCACCCGCCTCGGCCCCCACCCCTCCACCAGCCCGCGTATCGCCTGATTCTGCACCACATCCAGCACCGCGCCGCTATACCGCTGCACCTCGCTCGCCCACGCATCCCCCTGCACATAATCCACCAGCGCCGCCACAGCATCCGGGTTCGGCTTATTCCACGCCGCCCCGATCTGCGCCAGCATCCGGCCATCTGTGCCCTGTAGCGCCAGCGTTTGCGTCAATCGCCCTGCCGCCTCCGCCCCCTTTGCCTGCACCTCCCCCCCCGCATCATTCACCGCCTGCGCGTTCCGCCGCATCACGGGTTCTAGGTCAGCCACCAACGCCCGCAGCACCGGGTTATCAGGCCGCAGGCGTTCGCCCGCCGCCTCCAACCGTGCCGCCTCCGCATCCAGTTCGGCCAACCGTTGCGCCACGATTCCACTCGTGCTGCGCCCCGCCACCGCCCCCAGAACCGCCCGCGTCGCCCGCGCATAGTTCCGGTCTAGCAAATCGCTCACGATCTCATTCAGCGAACGCGCCACACTGCTCATCACATCCTCTTTCTCTTCTCCCCTCTCCCTACGGAGAGGGGTCGGGGGTGAGGTTCTTCTCCTATTCCCCTCCCTATCGCAATGGGGAGGGGTTAGGGGTGGGGACTATTCTCAGGGGGTGGGGATCATTACACCGCCGCCGTGCCGCGCACCAGCTTCACAATCAGCGTGCTCGTGCTGATCGCCACGCCCAGCACCACCGGATACCACCCCGTCGTCACATCGCCCACCGGCGCAATCCCGCCCGCCGTCGCGCTCAGCACATACACGCCCTTCGCCACCGTGCCGCCAACGGTGAAATCGTCATCTTCCACCACCAATCGCACCGGCTGCCCGCTGCTCGCCCCGTTCACAGCGATGCCCACCGCGTTCGCCGTCGCAGCACTCGCGTTCGCATCCGCCAGCTTCACGCGCCCATCGGTCGCATCCACATAGCACACCTGTCCCGCCGTCACCGTCGCGCCCGCAATCCCGTCCCGATACACCGCATTCGCCCCCGGCACCACATCCGCCGCCGTCACCGTTACATCAGCCATCACGCACCCCCCATATTGAACTCACTAAACCCCGGTAGATTCCCCGCCAGCGCCGCCAACTGATTTTGTTGTTGCGCTGCCTTCTCAGCCATCAACGCCGCGATTTTGTCCGGGTCATACCCGTATGCCGCCGCGATCAGCCGCAAAAACTCATGCTCGCCCACGCTCTCCCGCACCTTCAACGCATTGTCAATAATCTCCGTCCGGTTGCGGATTTCCGCCTGCCGCCATCGGCACATCCACCGCGCCGCCGCCGGAGGCAGCACGCTCCCGAACACCCCCGCCAACCGGTGCGCGAACGCCATCACGTCCTCCCACACATTCCCGTTTCGCACGCTGAACACCTGCACTTTCTCCAGCAGGCCGTTCTCACGCTCTTTCAGCGCCTCGCCACTTTGGCTATCCCCGCCCATCATGCTCGGCAGCGGTGTCCGGCTGATCGTCCCGATCTGGTTAATCAGCCAATCGGCCTGCGCGATAAAAGGTACAATCTGCCCCTGCTCCATCACGCCCGCATCCGCCACCTGATCGTTCGTCAACCCGTCCGGCGCGATCACCACCCACATCCCCGGCGACAAGTTCGCTGGCGGGTCAAACCCCCGCGCCACCCGCACCTGAAACGCCGTCAACTCGCTCGTCAGCACCATGCTCACCAGCGTTCGATTCAGCGCATCCTGTAGCGGCACTACGTTCGCAATCTCCGAGCGCCCATAAAACCGCCCCGTCCGCCGCTTGTTCCGCAGATGAAACACCGGAACGCCCAGTGCCCCGCCCGCGTTATCCACCCACTCCGCCGCCTCTAGTTGGATGAACTCCCCGCCCACTCCCACCGTTGCCCCATCCCGATAGAGCAGCTTTTCCACCCGGTCAGGCAGATACACATTCACCCGCTTATCATCGCCCTCGTCCCACACTTTCACCGCCCCCACCATCTGCTGCGCCATCCGGTCATACACCGGAATCACGCCCACCCGCCCGTCCCACGCGCTCTCATGCGTCAGCCGCACCTGCTGCGCCTCATTGTCCCAACTCACCATCACGAACGCATCCCCATCACACACCGCGTCCGCATGCACATCCATTTGCAGCCCGTCGAACCGATTCGCCGCCATCACCCCCGCCGCCCACTGGCTCGCCGCATCGTTATCCGTCACGATGCTCTCGACCACCAGCCGATCAGCCATTCGGTCAACCACCATCTCGCAATAGTTGTCATTGAACTGGTCAGTCACCGTCCCGCTGATACGCAGCATGTCCCGCATCGCGCTCGTCAGTTTCGCCCGATGCTCCCCCGCGTTGTACTGCCGCCACAGCGCCACGCCCTGCCCCCACACCGTCACGCCGTCCTGCCAGTCCACCGCCACCACATCGCCCAACATCCGCTGCAAATCGTTAAGCATATCTCCGCCCTACCGCCTTAATCGGCTTCTTCGGTTCCTCGTTTATCATTTCCCACGCCCCGCTGCTTGCATCCACCTGATCGTCATGTTCGCCAAAGGGGAATGCCGTCAATTCCTCGATATACGCATCCGCCCACGCCCGATCCGCCAGATGCACCAGCCCCAGCGCCGCCCGCGCCGCAAATGGCAGCACTCTTGTCACCTTATCTACATGCGCCGTATATCCGCGTATCACATGCCGCGCCAGCCGCCGATCTTTCGCCAGCGCCTGTATCGCCCGCGTCATATACCCCGCCTGCTCGAATCCCTGCACCACCTCCGCCCCATCCGCCAGCATCACATCCGCAATGAACCTCGGCAGATCGTGTAACTCCACCCGCCCCCGCGCCACATCGCTGATCGTATGCTCCCCGTTCGCGTGTGCATCCATCCTCAGCCCCACCGTATAGTCCGCCCCGGTTCGGCTGCTCATTGCCAAATCCCAGTACCGCACCGCCCTCACCACCTGCGGTACAACTCGCACCCTCGGCTCAAACCACGCCCGTTTGATAATCCCGCCCTCCGCAGGTCGAGGCTCTTGCATATATAGCGCCGCAAACGAGTATTCCCCCTGCGTTCGCGCTATATCCCTCAGCGCCCCCGCGTCATATCGCTCCGGCCATAGCACCGCTCCCACCTCTCGCCCCAGCGCATCCCCCCCCACCGCCAGCGCGGGCAGCACCAGCGTCTCCCACTTATCCCCCTCGCGCTTCAGCAGCCGCCCGGTCAGATCGTCCTGATGCCACCGCGTCGCCATCACGATCACCGCCCCGCCCGGCTCCAGCCGCGTATACAAATCGTCCGTATACGAATCCCAAATTTTATCCCTATACGTTTGCGATTCGGCCTGCTCACGGTTTTTTACCGGGTCATCCAGCACCAGCAGATGCGCCCCTTTGCCCGTCGCGCCGCCACCCATCCCCAGCGCGTCCGCCCCGCCTTCCTCGTTCGTATCCGCGATATTCCACTCCATCACGCTCTGGCTGTCCCCCGCCAGCGTCGTTCCCGGAAAGATCGCCCCATACGCCCTCGACCTCAACAAATTTCGCGCCGTCCGGCTGTTTTTGTTCGCTAACCCCTGCCCGTAGCTCACCAGCATCACGCGGTGTCCCGGATTGCGCCCCAAATGCCATATTGGATACAATCGGCTCACCGTCAATGTTTTCCCGTGTCTCGGTGGCATCGCAATAATCAATCGCCCGATGCCTCCGCCCCCCGCGTTTCCACATACCGCGTCACCTGCATAAGCTGCTCATCCAGCAACCGCAAATGCGCCGCATCCTCATACCCCCGGTACACCGCCGCCTTAAACGCGCTCAGGCTGATGTCCTGCCGCCCCGTGCGGCTCAGCGTCACCCCGGCTGCCGCTAGGCTGTTACGCGCCAGTGCCTGCGCCAACGCCCAATTCATTAATCATCGCCTCGAATACTGCCCCCAGATCAACCCCCCGCGCCCGCGCCGCCTCTGCCAACTGCCGCTGTAACCCCGCGTCCACATCCAGAATCAGCCGCGTCGTCCGTCCCCAGTTCTGCGGATCGCTCCGCTCCAGAAACCACGCATCGGCCTGCCAATTTCCCGCCTCGCCCGCCGCCTGTATCCGCTGGATTCGCGCCCGCCGTGCATCGGCCCGCGCCTTTTCTACCGCCGCCGCAAATTCCGCATCGCTCCGCTTCCAACGCGCCAGCGTATCATCGCTAATCCCCGCCACCGCACACGCATCCGCCACCGTATTCCCCTCCCGCAGCGCTCGTAACACTGTCGGGATGATCGTCTTATCCACCTCATGCAGCAGCTTATTCGTTCGTTTTTTCGCCGTCCCGGCTACCGTCTTTTTCTGTGCCATAGCTCTCGCTGTCCATTTCCTCACCTATCCCCACTGTATCACCCTGTCAACCACCCCGCCTCTCCCCCCCTCTCCATGTAATGGGGAGGGGGCAGGGGGTGGGGTTCTTCTCGCATCATGCTCCGCACAAGCCACCCGCCACGCCGCGATAATATCCGCCATCCCGATCCCCCCTATTCCCCTCTCCATGTAATGGGGAGGGGTTAGGGGTGGGGTTC